GGCAGGGTCATGCGCGGTTATGAGGGCAAGGAGTTTGCTATCTGGCTGGATCACTCCGGCAATTACCTGCGGTTTCGTGATGACTGGGATGAGGTATTCGAGCAGGGCGTAGACAAGCTGGATGAGGGCAAGGAGAAGGCAAAGCGCGAACCGTCTGATAAGGTCAAAGAAGCCAGCAAGTGTCCGGTATGCAGCGCGCTGTGGCCGTCTAGTTCTGACACTTGCTACAACTGCGGTCACGTTCGAGAGCGCAGGAACAAGGTGGTAGCAGTCGAAGGTGAGATGGTTGAGCTGGCTGGCATGGCATCGCGTGAGAGCAAGCAGCAGTTCTGGAATCAGATGGTCTGGCTACAGAAGTATCAAGGCTGGAGCAAGGGCAGGGCGGCACACACATACAAAGATAAGTTTGGCGTGTGGCCGCGGGGTCTGATCGACGATAGGCCAGAGATGATATCGGCAGAAACCAAATCATTCATCGACAAGAAGATGCGGCAGTTCTTGAAAAGCATCGGGAAAAGATAATGGACTTCATACAATTCGCTCGTAGTCATGGGATCATCATCAACGATTACCCGCCCGTGGGATCGTGGAAGCGTTACCCGACAGAGGATCACCCGCGCAAGAAGAATGGTGCGGTCAAGTACATGGGTACGCATGGGTTTGTGCAGAACCATGCGACCAGCACCGTCGTAAGTTTGTGGAAGCCTGAAGCGAGCGACCGTCTGACCTCACCAGATATGCGCTCGATCATCATCAGTCAGGCGCGCGCAGAGCAGGAGCGCAAGAAACTATCGACCGAGGCGGTGAGCAAGGCGGTGCGGATGCTGAACGACTCCGGCTACCGTAGTCATGCCTATCTCGAGGCGAAGGGATTTCCAGATGAGCAGGGCAGCGTTCTGAACATTGAGAACAAGCCTGTTCTTCTGATTCCGATGCGCGTGGGTAAGTCGCTCGTCGGAGTCCAACAGATCTGGGAAGACGGAACCAAGAAGTTCTTGTACGGCCAGCGTACAAGCGGCGCGACCTTCACGTTTGATAACAAGGGTCTGAACATTGTTTGCGAGGGGTACGCTACTGCGCTCTCCGTTCGTGCGGCCATGAAACAGATGAAGCATCGGTACACAATTCATGTCTGCTTCTCGGCTGGCAACATGGTCAAGGTGGCGGCAGGTCTGGAGTCCGGCCTAGTGATTGCGGACAACGACAAGTCTGGTACAGGGCAGCAAGCGGCGGCAGAGATAGGCTGGCCGGTCTGGATGTCTGATCTCGAAGGGGAGGATGCCAACGACTGCCAGCGTCGGATCGGGTTGTTTGCGTTCTCGCAAAGCCTGACCCAATCAATGCTCCAGATCAGTAGTGCTCGGCATTACGAACGATAGGCCGCCGCCGGTATGGGGTTGGATCATGGCAAGTGACTGCATGATTTCAACCCCGAGCGACAGGCAGCGGTCGCCATCGCCGGAGTAGTCGGTCACAACCCTGACCGAACCATCGTCTGATTCGATCAGGTACAGGGTGAACATCTTGCGGTGGTCGGTCATGCTTGTAAGTCTACAGAAAACTTGTTGTTCTTACGCAAGTTTTGTTTAGCGGTAATGATTGTCAGATTTTCAGGAACGTGCAAGCCTGAAACCATCTTGCCCTGAAGCGGGATAATGTGATCTACGTGATGCCTTATGCCCGTTTCGAATTCAAGTTTTTTTGCTTGGGCGTAAAAATGTTCTATTTGCTTAAGTTGTTTGGCGGTAATCCAGCAGGGTGTGCGCTGAAGTTTTGCCGCCTGTCTATTTCTCACATAGCTAGCAATTTTGTCTGGATTCGATGCTTTCCAAGACTTGCTTCTTTCTAAGGCTGTTTCCTTATTTTTGTTGTACCAATCGGTTGCATACTTCCTGAATTTTTCCCGATTCATTGCACGGTATTCAGCCTTCTTTTGTTGTATTTGTTCTTTGTTTGCAGCATATAACTCTCGCTTTCTGGCGTTAGTTTTTTCTCTTTTCTCTGCTCTTTTCTTTTCAAGAGTTTCTTTGTTGTCCTGATACCACGCATTCTTTCTGGCTCTAATTTCTTTTTGGTTGGCGGCATAAGTTTCGCGGTACTTGGCATTTAACTTTTCTTTGTTTGCGTCGCGCCATTGCTTATACTTGGCGGCCTTTATTTTCTTTTCTTCCGGTGTCATCGTCTGATCTCCTTATAGTTATCCTGCAAGCGCGTCACGCTGCGCCCATAGCATCACGCGCACCAACATCTCGGCCATGTTATCCATCTGTTCTTTTACCCATTCGTCGGGGTAGTTTTCGAACGGCTCCCATGCGGTTTTATCTTCGTAGTCTGCATAGAAGTGCATCTCTGCCATAGTTGCGGCGAGTGTTTCAATTTCAGGTAATGTTTTCATCGTCTGATCTCCTTAGTCTTCTTCAAGTTCTTCCGGCTCGTCGAATAACATATCTGCAATGTCTTGAATAAATTCCCAGTTGATGCCGATTTCTGCATCGCGGCGGCGGTCAACCATTTCCAGCACTTCGCGCGCCTGTTCGTCGGTCAGGTCTGGCCGTTCGTTTTGTACGTCCGATATGTGCCACCAGTCTGTAATCCAATCATTGCTAAACAATCGGCGTAGATTTTCCTGCGCCTCTGATTCGGTCATGTGGTCTGGTATTTGTACGGTAATTGTTTTCATCGTCTGATCTCCTATTAGGCGTGATTAAATAGTTCATCGGGTATTTCAACCTCGTCGCCGAGTTTGCTTGCCACATAGCAGCGCATAGCTGCGATGAGTGGAGTTGCGCCATCGCTCGGAATGTGTTGATTGCGCTTGTACGCCTCCCACAACGCACCAGTTACAGGAACCAGCTTAATCATTTCCCGCTCAATGACCGCCCCGCCTTGTGCCCAGTTGGCTGATGGCATAAACCCTTCGATTTGCCCATCGCTGTCCTCGATGGCAAACCTTTCGCCATCCGTGCGATACCCAAAGCAAAGCAGCCCCTCACACTTCGCCACCGCCCAGTTAAGGGCTGCGCCTGATAACTCTGCTGTTCTCATCGTCTGATCTCCTGTTAGGCGTGTGTAATTAATTCTTCTGGTATTTCCATCTCGCTGCCGAGCATCTCAAGTCCGACATGCCAAGGCAGGTAATGGGCATTTTCCCAATCAATCGTGTTGCTGCTGTCATTCCGCAGCGATATGGTGTAGTAGCAAGTCTGCGTATCGACATTGAACGTCAGTCGTATATCAACCGATGTATTTCCCTCGTCGGGCATCGATAACAGTTCTTTTTCGAAGTCGTAATACTCGTCAAATGAATTGACAAGATTCCATTGGTTTGTGATGTTCATCGTCTGATCTCCTATTGGGGGTTGTCTTGGCAATACAGGAAAATTCCGTAGTCATATCCTTCTGCGTAGGCTTGATGCCGCAGGGCTTCTGTTTCGCTATCATATGGGTTGGTGTTAGTACCGCTGTTATATGCGTCGAGCGCACCATTTGCATATGCTCTCGCGCATGATCGTTGTTCGGTGTTCATCGTCTGATCTCCTGTAAGGCGGTGGCTTTGCTTTCTTCTACTTGTGCCGCTGTTAGTCCGGCGGTCAACTGAATCGCTAATGCGGTCGCGCGCTGGCTCTGTTCGTCGGTCGGCGCGTTAATCGCCAGCACTAGCGCGCGGGTCAGGGCATCGGTCTGTGTCATCGTCTGATCTCCTAAAAGGTTGGCGCGTGAATAACCTGCTCGGTCTTTCCGTCTACTTGTTTTTCGCAAAGCATGACGGTGACTTCGTATGATTTTTTTGCCTTGAATATCTTCGCGGCGGCTTCCTGCGCGTCGAATAATCTCAGCGCATATACCTCGCAAGTCTTGCCTTTATAAAAACATTTATATCCGAACATCGTCTGATCTCCTTATCAAAATTACAACGTGGTAACGTTACCATGTTTCATGTTTAATAACCGTCTGATCTACTAGCAGGTGACAGGCGCGCGTGTCGTGTGTTGCATGGTACGGTGCGCGCGCGCCATCGTCAAGCGTCTGATCTACTGATGGGCGGTGGTTTTATCAATAACAACCGACAGCACCTCACGATCGGACAAAATTTCATAGTCGCACTCGGCGGTGGCCGTTTCGATTCCTGCCATCTTGCTCATCGCTTCTTCCATGCTATTAGCTTTAATGGTGCGATACGTTGCCACCTCGCACAGAACAATTTGTTTTACCTTGTATGAGTTCATCGGTCTGATCTCCTGTTAAGCGGTCAGGTGAGCGAAAGTGCGTGGCATGGTCTGCTCGATCTCGATCTCGATTCCGAGTGCGGCGATATCGCGCAGCGCGTGGCGGGTGAGGGTCTTGGTTCCTGCTATGCGCGCGAACAATTGCGCGCGGTCGCAAGCGGGATAAGCGGTTTCGATTCCGTAATTTTTATCGATACGAATAGTAATTTTCATGGGCTCACCTTTTCGAGTTTGTAGGTTCCGGCTTTTCTGGAGTCGCGCACAATGTCCGCAATTTGTTTCCGCAATCTGAGCGAATACGCGCAGCGGTACGCTGGCAAGAGTCGCAGGTACAGTATCGGGTTGTCGGCGCGCGTTGCCAGATTGCCAGATGGTAAATTCAGTATTTGGCGCGCGATGTTCGCGGTATGCACTTGGGTTTTATAAACCGGTCGATTCCAGTAGTCGGTCATGTTGTCACCTTGCTATCAGAAAAACAGAAAACATATCCTCTGCCATCGGCACTATCACCCCAAGTCATGCGGTCGATATCCCAAGCCAGCGCGTGTTTTTTGGCAAGTTCCTTGACTGCCTGATAGTGCGCGTTGTGTCCGTCGAATTCGTGCGGGTACGATATGACGGCTGACAGTCCGGCGTGGGTGTAGGCTTTAATCCGGCTTGGTTTGGTGTTCGTTGCGCTCAAATATTTTGTATGGATTGCTTGCATGGTCGGCTCCGTTTAGTTTAGGTCGAGGGCGTGTTGCTGCGGGTAGTGCGCGTGGTTCGTGAAATAGAATCGAACGGTGTAGCAGTCGGCGCGCAGTCCTGAAACAGCGTCAACGGTGAAGCTTGGCTCGTCGTCGTGGGTGCTAATAGTCAAGTCCGGCAGCGCGCTGAAGGTGAGCATGTAAGCGTCAAGTTCGGCGGCTTCGTCATCTGACAGGCCGCTATAGTCGGCGTTGATAAGTGCGGACAGATAATGTCCGGCGATGGTTTCTTCGTAGTAGTCGTTTAAGAGGTGCATGGTCGGCCTTTCAGCAAATTACTAGTCGGGTTTGTTTGAAGTCGTATCCGTTCTGTTCTGCCATTGAAAAAAATGCGGCGCACAATGAAGCGTATTCATCCGCCCATTTTGAACGCCAGTATTCATTTCCGTTTGAATCAATCAATTGCCAGTCGTCGCCTTGGTCGTAGGCTTTGATTAGCAGATCGTCAACTCTATAAAATGCTTTCATGGTCGGCTCCGATCAGAAAAGAAAAAGCGCAAAGAAAAATGCCCATAGCATCAGCGCGCCGAGCGCGCCGACAATCATTTCTAAAAGGGTTTGCATGGCGATTCCTTCCGCAGCGATTCGTTCATCTGATCGACGGTATCGGCAAGCCTGAGTAGCTCTTGCATGGCAGCGTCACGGCCTTCTAAGCTTTTTGAATTGGCGGCAATCTCGACTAGGATCGGCAGAATTGCGCGCCAAGATGGGCAGATATCAATAGTTTGCATGGTCGGCCTTTCCAGATAAGCGCGCACAGGCCTTGCAGGTCGGCGCGCTGGTTGCGATAGCGTGGCGGTGCATGATGTTTGTTTTCCCGCAGAGCGTGTCGGCGAAGCGTATGCGGTCGCGCTCCGAGTATCGGGTCGGGTGCTGCAAGTGGGTTTTCATATCAGCGGCTCCATTGGTGGCCGAGCGCAGCGGCTCGGCCTTGTAGGTCAATAGTCGAATTCATCCTCAAGGGCGGTGATAAGCCCGTCGAAATCCTCGGAAGCACCGAGCATTGATGCCAGCGCGAATACTGCATCGCGCGGGTAATCTTCGGCGAGTGATTCGAGATACTCGCGGCGGTTCGCAAATCCTTCAGCTTGATAGTCGTTCATAGTGGCGGCCTCTTATGGTTGGAAGCGTGGCAAGTCACGCACAAAAGTATTTCCCTGATAAATCTCGGAGTACTTGACAGGCTCTCCGGCGGCGGCTTTGGCGGCTGCAAAGTGGGCGAAGTCGCAATCCTCTTCTAGATAAACAAGGTCGGCGCGCTGGTAGGAATATGCGCTGATCTTGTGAGCGATGCCGAGCGCGTCGAGTTCGGCGCGGGTAACTTCCAGCCAGCCGTGGCCGGGGTCGGTAATAAAGCGGTAGGTCATGATTCATTCTCCCAAATGAAAAGCCGGAAACCGTCCGGCGGCGGTGTTAAGCGGTTTCGAGTGCGAACAATTCAGGAAAGGCGGCGGCGAGTCGGCGTAGGTTGGTCGAATCTGCGCGGGTCGCTGCATCGCCAATAGCGGCGGCGAATCCTCCGTGCTGGCCGGTGGTAAGGCGGCGCGCGGCTGCCAGTAGGCGGTCGGAGTCGGTCGCGCTGGCTAGGTGGCGGTCGTAGGCGGCTTGCCAGTCATCCAAAAAACCATGCACGGTGTGATCTATGACGGTTTCATCATCGGCGAGTCCGTAGGCGGAAACACGCGCCCATAGGTCGCGGCGGTCAATCGGATCTTTGATGATGAGTTCCGCTTCTTCAACGGATTCAATATGCTCGATAATTTCCTGCGCGTTGGTCGATTCGCTGACCGGCCATTCTTCACCGTCATAGACGGAAATGCGGTTTCCCTGCGCGAGGGCGTAGCGGACTAGGTGCTCGTATGCTTTCATGATGTTGGCTCCGTTTATAGGTTGTAGCTGGTGTTTACTTGTACGGCGTACTCGCGCGCAGACACTCGGCGTGCGTATGCGTAGGTGCTGGGGCAGCCGCAGCAGTCGTGCTCGTGGCGGCAATAGCTGCCGGATAGTGAATCCTCGATCGCGCGGGTGAGGTCAACGGCGCGCAAGCTGGTCGGTGCGATGACGCGAGTAACGTGGGTGTTGCCATCGCTGCCTTCGTCGCGGGTCAGGCGGTAAGCCAGCAGCTTGGCGGTTCCGAGATATCGCTCGTCATCCAGATATCGCCATCCATCGCGGTACTGGTGGGTGAGTCGTTCGTATAGTTCGATAGTGGTCGGCATGGTCGTGGCTCCGTTCAGGCGGTAGTGGTTCGTAGTGGGCGAATCAGGCTCATCATGAGTAGTTCAGCCCCTTCGGGGTTGGTTCGCATAACATCGGCGGCTTGGCGCAAGCGGCAGATAATTTCGCTAAGTGCAACTGCATCTTTGTATTGCTTCGAATCGCGGTCGGTCAGGCTGAATGCCACGCTGCACAGGCGGTCGGTGGTTTCTTCAACGCTGCGGATTTGTTGATAGGTGAAGTTCTGCATGGTCATCTCCAGTAAAGCCCGAGCGGGGCTCGGGCGGTGGGTTATTAGGCGGTTGCTTCGATTGCTGCCTGTACTGCTATCAGCGCATCAAGATTCGCGTTGTATTGGCGCTCAATGATTTGGATAACGTGAGCGGCCTTTGTGCGGTCTTTTTTCTCTGCCAAAAGATCGTTATTGGTTCCAACAAGTGCAAAGTAAATCGCTGCAAGCTGATCGGCGTTGAATGTAGGTGCGTTGTTCATAGTCACTCTCCAAAGGGGCGATACAGAGTGCATCGCATGGAAGGGATATTAGACCATGCAATAGGTTTGTCAAGGGCTATGCAATAGGTTTTGTACATTGTATTTTTCAATGAATGAGCGCTGATTGATTGCATTGCTATCGATTTCGCGCGGGTGATTGATTTTCTGTATTTGTTCCGGTATCGTGCGCGGCAATAGGTCGCGGCTGCGGGTCAGGCTGGGCGGCGGTGAGTAGTGAGCGGAGCGAACAGCGGCACGATATGAACAGAAAAACAGTAAGAGAACATATAAGCGCAAGCGGTGGGATAGAACAGGCCATGCGTGTCCGGAAAGGGACACTTACACCCAAAATGAAGCGATTCGCAGAGCAGATAGCACTAGGTGCTACCGGTGCGGATGCCTACCGCAAAGCATACTCAGACAAGGGCAGCGTCGATACCATCGGGAACAATGCTAGTAGGCTGAAGTCCGATACTAGGATCAAAGCAGAGATAGAACGGATAGAACAGGCGAATCAGTTGGCTGCGTTGCATTCTGCCGCTGGCTTAAGGTCTATCGTTATTTCCACGCTGGCTGAGATCGCAACAAACCCAGAGGAAAAGGCTGCGACAAGGGTGCAAGCGGTGCGTTCTATCGGGCAGCTAGTCGGCGTTGATGCATTCAGGGAAACCAAGCGCGTCGAGCATGTGAAGGATAGCGGTGAGCTCAGAACGCAGATCCTCGATCAGCTCAAGACAATGATGCTGGGATCGAATGATGCTCAGGATGTTGATGCGACAGATTTGCTGGCAGAGTTGACCGGTAACAATTTGGCAACTGAGGAACCCCACCCCGAGGCCACCCCCCAAGCTGAGCAATGTGACTCCGGCTCGCATGTACATAGTATTCCACACACCCCACCATCTACTTTTACCGAACCGGATGAATCCAGCCATGCCAGCGAAACACCCCCCTTGTCCTCCGAAACGGAAGACCCCCGGGGGGATATTTTTGGCGAAAACGGTGATGTTAGCAAATGAGAAACATGGTAACGTTACCACATTTCAAGAAAAGCAACAAAGAGCGGATAGAGATAAATCGTGAGATGGTGATGCGTCGGCGGGAGATGACGTATGAGGAATGTATGGGGGTGGCTATGACGCCTGCGCAGAAGGAGGTGTTTTTGGTGATAGATGAGTGGTGGCGGAAGTATGGGTTTGGTCCGTCTATCCGGGATATCTGTCGGATACGTGGTAAGGGTGGGATGGGGAATACGCAGGAGATAATAAAGAGGTTGGTGAAGTTGGGTGTGGTGAAGCGGGTGACGGGGAGTTTTAGGAGTGTACGGCCTGTGTATATACAGTTTAGGGATCTGGAG